GTTCCGTGTCGGTTGCGTTGATCATCGCTGCGTGTGGCGCGAAGTTGTGGAATTGCCTACTCATATGCGTAAGAACCTCCACATCGTCAATTGTTGCGCGGCGAATCGTCAGCATAAATTAGCCCTCAATGCATTGCATACGGGTACTAGACAACATGTTTGTACGGGTCATACTCTTCGTTTGCAGTTGATTTGCGCTTGTACTTGTCGAATAAGGATCGTTTACGAACCGGATACGCAAACGTCAACGCGAGCGCATCGGCAAGGTCGGGTGATGCGCCACCTTGCAAACGCTTCTTGATCTCGTCCTTTGACTCAAGCACTTTGCGACCAGCCTGGTCAAACCAATACACAGGCGTTGCCATCTCTTGTTTCAACGCAACGTCATTTGGTATTGCACCACCCTGCTCAATCCATTCCTTCATGCCCCACCACATCTCGGTGCGTCGATTGACAAACTGATCGGGCTGAATTGCGCGGCCACCAAACGGCACTTCGATGGGGTCGAAGTCAAGTTGACGCAGCCTGTCAATCACTCCCGCACCCGCACCGCTGTCAACGAACACCGCGTCCGGTTCCCACGATTCCATGACCGCCGCAACGCGAGCGGCAAGTTCCATGTTGTCAATGCCCCTGTACACAAGGGGTGGAAACGCGACAAGACCCTGACGCTTGAAGATCACGCTGCGGTCATCACCAAACCGCGCAGGGTCAACGCCAATGATGCGGGGTGATCCTTCAATGTCCTTGTCCGTATATTCGCGGCTTGCTGCAAGTTCAGCGTCAGACAGGCTAATCAACTGGTCATCGCCGGCAGCGGCAAAGTCGCACAAATACTCGCGAGCAAACGCAGTCTCAGGCATGTCGCGCTTCAAGCGTTCAACTTCATTGGGGTCAATTGCCTGGGTGTCGAAGACCGTGTACCGAGCGGCGTTCCAATCGGGCAACGACTGTGCGCGGTAGTACAACTCGCTAAACAGGTTAATGCCTGACGGTGTGCCAATGAACATTGCCCAGCCCTGACGGTCAGACAGTGCCGGCTGAATGATGTCGTTCCACACCTCCGGCTTGACCTGCGACACCTCGTCAATCACGCATCCGTCGAGGCGCACACCGCGCATGGCATCGGGGTTGTCACCACCGAATATACGAATGACGCACCCGTTGTGCTTGAACGTGACAAGCAAGTCGCCCTCGTTAATGTCAATTGCATTCTCTTGCAAGAGCGGCGCCAGTTTCTGTTTCAGTCGCGCCCAGGCAATAGCCTTGGCTTGCTTCAGGAACGGGGCAATGTAGAAGAACAGGCCAAGTTCCTGCTTGAACCGGATCGCCTTGTCAATGAGTTCCATGATGGCAAGTTCGGTCTTGCCAGCGCGACGGTGCAGGGCAAGCACCGTGAACCTGCGCTTACTGACATGGCAAGTCCGTTGCCATGCTCGCGGCTTGTACTGCAAACTGACGGTGCGAGCCATTACCGCTCCGGTACGCCTGTTGCCACCATCAGGCTGATGCCACCGGAATGGTTCATGTCAACGCGCTCTGCCCACCGGGCGGGGTTCCACATCCGAAGGCACTTCATCCGGGTATCGACCTGCAAACGCCTCCAAGCGGCTTGTACTGCGTCTGTAGGCTCTGTGTCGCACAGGGTCTTGCACTCCTCAAGCATTGCCTCTTGTCCCTTGTCACGGGCGACCTTATAGAGTGCAGCAAATTCCTCGTCTTCCTCTTTCCATAGGTGAACCGTACGCACATCCGGGTTGCCCTTGCGGTTGGCAAACTCAAGCAGGGTTCCACCCGTTGACAGCCAATCAAGTACTTCCGCTGCCTTGGGGTTGTGCATGACCGGGCCGCGCTTCGGCTTGCCCACTGGTCGTTTGATCACAGAGGTACTGGGTGACTTTTTTGTAAGCGCGAGGGATTTGGGCGCGTCTTTCATAGTTGCATAGTTTCTGTATGGTGGACTTTGAGAGTTTGAACATTGACGCTAATTTGCCGTAGGAAAGCCCTCTTTCCTCCCGTGCGTCCCTTATGCACTGTACTGCATAATCTGAGATTCTTGCGTTGTGATGCGATTGCCCGATGCGATAGCCGTCTTCATTGACAGCGACGATGGCTATACGCTTAATGATCATGTGCGTTTACGCAGGACGATGTCAAACCCTGCTGCGCCGGCAATGGCAAGCGCAGAGTCGAACGCTGGCTTTCGTTTACCAATCACCGTACCAGGCGTACCAAGCAAGCACCTCACCGTGTGCGCTCGAAGTATCCCGGCTTTATCCATTGCAACCGCAAGTTCCCCGCGTGTAGATCCTTGCGACTCAAGTGTCTCGCGGATATGCGTTTTAAATTCGTCGTAAGTGTTTATCGTCATCTACGTCAGTATATAAGTCAATCGGTTTCCCAATATACGAGATCGCCTCTTTTATAGAATTTCATTTGATCAACGTATTTCTTGGTGTCAACGAAATGCTTGTCCTTAACGGTAAAGTGGTTGTTGGGCAACAGCAAGAAGTAACCTTCGTCAGCAATGATCAGGCTCAACGGCTTGTGTTCTGCGGGGTACTGCGAGTAACCATCAGCCCAATCAATCACAATACCCGTGTGTATGCCTGATGTTTCAGCGCGAAACGCGTTGACAGTCAAGCCTTCAAGTGCCTTAAATTGCACGGCTTCAATGTCGTTACCCATTGCTCCCCACGGCTGCGAGGAGTCATCAAAGTCAGGGTCAAAGGACTCGGTCGTTGACAGCGCGTGAAGCGGCAGACCTGACCAGTGCGCTCCGGACGCGAGGATCACATGGCAGGACAGGTATTGACCAGGTCGAGCGTAGATCGCATGCCACATACCGGGCGTTGTGCCGGATGGCATGTTCGGGCCAAGGTATTGGTTGTCAACTTGCACATAGAAATGGTTTGGTAGGTTGGTGTGTCGCATTAGTAGTCAGGAGATGAATCGTCAAAGAACCATAGCCACACCCCACAGGCGGCAAGGAAGATCAAAGCAATTGGTACAGCACAAAGCGTATGGATCATGCGGTTCTTTGGCGTGAGGGTACGGGTCTGCGGGACATTGACAACACGCGACCGGGTTCCTTGGCGTTTGGATCCTTTGCCCACTCTGTCAACAATGACAGTTTTTCAGTGAACCAATAGATTTCTTGCAGGGATAGCGCATATTCCTCACGATAGATCTTGAGTACGGGATGAAAGATCTGTGCGCTGGTGCGGTACGGGGTTGCTTGAATGACAATGCCGTCATCGTCAACGGCGACAAACCCTGTCTTTGTTTGGCCAACGGTAAAGCCTTCATGCCGTAGGTACATGGCTGCTCGGAGGATCTTGGCTTTGTTGCGGGTGGTTGGGTACATCATGCGTTAATCCGTGCAGTCACAAGGAATAGTGTGGTCATCGTTTGATTCGTTAAACAGGACACCTTGCTCGGTAATTTGGGTTCGGATTTGATGGTAAGTCGGGCGGTCTTTGCGAAACCGCGCACCTACCCGCGTTTCCTGGTCAATCCACCACTGCGCTAGTTCAGGCTGCTCGCGAATGACGCGCTCAACACGCGCCATGCCTTTAAGAAAGCACAAATCGCAATTGCCAAATGCTGGGTCGTTGTTTGGCAACTCAAGATCAAAGTCATTTGCAGCCCACCAAGCAATAACTGCTTCTTTGTCAACTCCTGCATCTGCAAGCGGCATGGCAATGTCGCGGGTTGGATCGTTTCGCAACTTGGAAACTCGGCGCGGTTCATCGGCGCGTAGACCCAGGATCGTGGTGTATTCAGGAAACCCTATAGATTTCATGTAACGCTTCATAGGTATGACCTTGAGATCAGACGTACAAAATCGCGCTACAGGATTAGGAAGAAAGTTGCGTATTGCTGCTGCAAACGGTTCACCATTACGGCTGGCTGTTTCGCTGTCAACAATGGCAAACTTAGGTGCTTCAACCCTGTATTCAATCCACAGTATTGGACACCACCGTTCAACTTGCTTAACAAAGTCTAGGGTCTTTGCGTGTTCACGACCTGTGTTTGCAAACATGACAACTCCCCCATCAGGCAACTTTCCTTCCCAGGCATCAAGCACCATTCGCAGCAAATAGCCTGAAGTGCGTCCACCGCTAAACGACATTACAAACGGTGGCTCAACTTTGTATGGGTTACTCATGCGTATCTCACACTCGGCTTGCGGACATGCTCAACGGCAACTGCGAGGATTCGGCGAGACTCCGGTACATGACCGATGAAGTCATGCACTTGCTTCAGTTCTTCGTTCGTCACGTTCTTCAGCATCGCTTCAGCCCACACATCCCACTCAGCAAACTCCTTTGCGCTGATCGGGGTGCATCGTTCAAGGTCGTTGCGGGTCTGTTCAACCTCGCGCTCACCTACCAGGTTCTGAGGGATCAGAGCGCAATACGCTTTGTGTATCGCTGAAATTTCAGGCTTAAAGTCGCGAGCAAGTCGGTGCTGGCGAATGCAACTTTGCAGTTTGTCTTGGTGCAGTTGACCCCACTTCTCGTTCAACAGACTTGACATAACAGGCTCAAGTTTCCACTTCGGCCACAGTTGTTCCATCAACACCCGATTGTCCATCCATGTAATTGTTGTCATACGCGCAAGTATAGACATGTATCAAGATTCGCGCAAATCTATACACGTCACAACAACGTGCATACAACGTGATTTTTTTTGATTTCAGCGAGGCTCAATGCCGGTGCTAGAGCGGGGATGTAGATCGGAAGGGAAGGACGAGATTTTTCAAATCTCTTTCAATCCCAGCACTTCGATGCTGACGCTTCGTTGACGTACTGCTTGGCTTCGCACATCCCTCGTTGCATGACCGGAGAGCGTGGATGCAGTAACCCCTCGGCGGGGCTACTGCGTCGTTGCATGGCCGGAGCCGCGCATCAACAGAAGAGGGTGCTGCCCTATTTTAGCGAGGACAAATTCGCTTAGGTTGCGCACCTGCACCTACGACTGTCAAACACAGTCGGCCTTCGCCGGGTATCTCACCGATCACAAAGGTCTTACTACCGTCCTATTCATACCTTCTGCACAAAGCGCAGTTGCCACGCTGGAAGCACTACGGGATCCGAAACTATTCGGTGAACCCACATGACGGTTGCTTGCCTTACCCATGATTTCGCCGGACGTTCCGCCGTCCGTGTCTCCGCATCCCTTCGACCAAGTGTCAATCGCCTGTTGGCATATGCCGTCATCGGCGCGTATCGACCAGGTCAAAGAGTTTGGAAATAAATGCGTACTGTGTGTCAGTTCTTACCAGTGACCCTCCGCTGCTCACGGTTGCCTAGATGTCGAATGTCGCCCGGGTGAAGTTGCAACTTTGCGGCAAGGTACGCCGCGTGGGCGGCTTCCGCGGTGTCAAAGTAGCCAAGGAAGTGGTTTCTTTTGTTGACCTTGATCTTTGCTTCCCAGTGCTTCTTGCGCTTGTGCCACGACACGCCGAGAAAGCCAGACGTACTGTCACGGCGCGCTCGTGTTTGATTTTGCAAGTTCACGGATTGTGAGACGTCGCGAAGGTTGACAATTCGGTTATCGCGCTTGTCGCCGTTGAGGTGATCAATCTGATCTTGCGGCCACGCGCCATAGACGTACAACCACGCAAGGCGGTGCGCCCTAAATTTCGTCCCGTTGATTAGGATTAGGATGTAGCCTTTTTCGCTGACCGTTCCCGCGACAGCGCCCATTTGGATCCCGCCGCGATTCACCCGCCACCGAAAGATTCCGGACTCCGGGTCGTAGTCCAACAAGGCTCGGAAAGTTTCAGCAGTAATATTTATGTAAGCCACGGCGTAGTGTCCGGGCTTGCTTTCCTGCGAAATTTGAGTCTTTAATTTTGTCGCCATTCGTATTTCCCAAAGCCGTAGGCAGAGCGGGGAGCGAGTGCGGGCTAACCCGCCCCGCCTACAGTTGTCGAGATGTTGAGCGTTTGCACTCGCTCGGCAAATCCCCACGCGGGGAGTTGTTACAAGCACAATACCATAAATCTGCCGCAACGTGGTACACTTAAGTTCCCGGATGCGCGGCGCGTTGATCGAAAGATCCGCGCCGTGTTTGTTTCTGGAGCAGGAAACACAGGTCAAATTGGAATGTTGACCGCATCGACACACTCACCAAACTATGTCGATTTGCATAAAGGCTTAAATTATTCATAGGTTTATGCAGACAGCAGCGCGTTGCCGCGCCCTGTCCTGTCGGTAGGTTCTGTTACCCCATTGCCTGGAAAACGAGGGGCGTACCTCACGGCCTTGTGCCTCGTCGCAAGTGGGAGTCTCACCCACATCTCCGCACCGGCACTATACATCTATATTTTTGTCAACAAATTCATGTCAATGGCGTTGACAGTCGATATACGGGTAAGTACCTTGTGTCAATCAGAGGCGCGTGCCGCTGATAACGCAAGCAGTTTGAGAGGACTGACACCGTGACTACCAAGTTCAAAGTTACCGTTACTGACGCACAAACCAACCCGCACCTTGCTCGTATCTACTGTGACGTTCTTGTCGCAGCCGCTCGCGAGATCAACGACGCCGTAAGCCAGCGCGTCATACGCGCCCACAACGAACGCGCTTGCGTTGACGTTGACAACGAGTTTGCATTTGACGCTTGCATTGACGAAATCTACGCGGCCGAGGCTGCGTTTCTATGCGCTCACCGCGACACGGAGGTGACCCTGTGACCAAGCAAATCATGCAAATTGACGTTCTGTCGGAATGGGTTACTGATGACCGGGCTGCGGAGTACCTCAGCGAACACGTTGTCACCGCAACGCTTGAGGTGCATTGGCAAAACCACAAGCCTGGACACTACACCGGGGTGCAGGGCTGGGAACTAATCTCTTGGAACATCCTTGAGATTGCGCTTGATGACGTTGAACTGACTGACCAAGACATTGTCCCGTCAGACTTCCCAATGACCGAGGTACGCGCCGCCATTGAAGATGCGGAGCAGGTACGCAAGTACATTGCAGATCGACCACCGGAGGACGCATGAAACAACTACGAGTGCTAGTCGCATGTGAATGTAGCGGAGCGGTTCGTGATGCGTTCACAAGTCTTGGACACTTTGCTATGTCGTGCGATCTTAAAGAATCAGAGAAGCCAGGCAATCACTACACCGGAAGTGTGTTCGATGTTATGAATGATGGTTGGGACATAATGATTGCGCATCCACCGTGTACCCACTTATCTGTGGCTGGCGCAAGGCATTTCAAACGCAAGCAAGAGAGTGGCGTACAAATGCAAGCCATTGAATTTGTGAAACAACTAATGGCAGCACCGATTGAACAGATCGCAATCGAAAACCCGGTCAGTGTCATTTCATCATTCATTCGTAAGCCGGATCAAATCATTCATCCTTGGCAGTTCGGACACGAAGCAGAAAAAACTACTTGTTTATGGTTGAAGAACTTACCAAAATTAGTTCCAACCAATATCGTTTCAAAGGGAGAATTCATAACGTTTGCGAGTGGAAAAAGAATGGCAAAGTGGTACGCGGATGCTTGGTCGCTTTCAAAGGAAGAACGTAGCACTGCTCGCAGCAAAACATTTCTAGGAATTGCACACGCAATGGCTGCTCAGTGGTCAGTTCCAAACCTCACACTATGGGTGACACAATGAAACGATCAGCAAACGGCAACGAACCGCGCAGTACACGCCGGCAAGCAACGCGGTGGGATACACAAGACGCAGCCTGGTCAGACATTCAACCGCGCCTAGGGACGTTAAACGCGTTGGTACTTGACGCGATTACTCAACAACCAGGCACTTGCGACGAACTTGAGATTCGGTTGTCATTGACACATCAGACTTGCAGCGCGTGTGTCAACAGCCTGATGAACGATGGACTGATTGTTGCTGACGGCAAGCGACCAACACGGTCAGGCCGAGCAGCGCGTGTGTGGACATTACCGATACCAACAACCTTGTTTGGGAGGGCAACATGAAAGACGATGACAACCGATGGGCGCGGCCTGTGATGGAAGACGTTTCATGGGAACACGCAACAGGCATCCCTGCGTTCCTCAACGAGCGCGGCATCAGGGAGGGGCTGGCAAAGCATGTTGGTTTGCCGGCAATGATTATTGTTGCCGGCGACCCTATGCTGCACCGCGTTGACGAGGGTGACGGGAATCCTGTATTTCAGTACTGGCGTTCATCCGTGTACCTCGTCAGTTCAACGCCTACGGGGATTGAGGGAACAAGGTTTACAAGCCTGTGTGTCCGCGACCCGGAAGACACTATTGAATCCGTGCGCGACGAACTGCTTAACAAGTGTGTCAACTTTATCACCAAGTGTGAACCTTCAACCAAGATCAAATATGTCTCGTAAATTACCTATCGGCTGCTTGACCGTGACCCTCCGCAAATGGGGTGACTCGGTCATCATCAACGACGAGGACGGCAATCAAATAGCACAGATCTACGCCCAGGTGCAGAATTCTGAAATCAACGACCGCATCAGAGTGAGCATCAGGGCTGAACAGAAGTACCGAATCGTGAGACACAAGGATGGCTTATGAGTTCACCAACACCAGGCTATTACGAAACACTGTTGAACGAGCGCGGCCTAGTCGTGACGCACTTACGCGCACAGATCAGGGACATTCAACACCAAAGCAAGATGCTTGGTGTCATTGGCGGGGCATTAGAATCAGGCGCAAAGTTTGACCACCGAGCGGCTGCACTTGAGATTAGACAATTGCTTAACATCATCAACCGGAGAATTACATGAAGAAGATGCTGCCATATATCGTTGAGGGAATTCGGGCTGACAAGGAAGCGGGCATGCGACAGGTTGACATTGCTGTGAAGTACGGCGTGTCAACAGGTGCTGTGTCTCGCGTGTTGCGTGGTAGCCGGCACAAAGCCAAGGTTGCCAATGCCAACTCCTGACGATGGTTTTTGCGGCGTTCCTGCTGGGGGGCGTTCCCCCGGCAGGGACGTTTTATTACTTGAACTACAAATCAAACTGCTTGAGGCGCAACTTGCAAAAGCGCAAGCAGAAAGCGACTGTTTAAGGGAAACGATAAGAAGTAAATTTGTTGAAAAACTTGAAAAAGTTTGGTACGAGGGGCAAGGATGATCGAGATCGAAGACATCGTTGACCGCATTGCAACCTCCGAGTCAACCGATCCGCTGCTACTTGAAGCGTCTGAAGAAATCAAATACTTGCGGCTTGAACTTGCTCGCGAGATAGCCAACCGATACAAGGCGCGTGGAACCGATGATGATTGAGTTCCGCGTACCTGGTATCGCTGCTCCGCAGGGCAGCAAGAAAGTTTTCAAAACGCGAGGCGGTCGCATTGTCCTCGTAGAGTCCTGCGCTCGCGTGAAGCCCTACAGAGCGACGGTAGCCCTTGCAGCGCGTGAGGTGTGGGCTGAAGGCGCAACGCACGGGTCGGTTGGTGTGTCGATCGCGTTTACGTTTGTCAGGCCAAAGAGCCACTACAACGCAAAGGGCGTACTCCGCGCCGGCGCAGCGACCCACCCAGGCAAGCCAGATATTGACAAAATCTGCAGGAGCGTCTTGGATTCTTTGACAGGGATTATCTACGCCGATGACTCGCAGGTCGTAAGTCTTGTTGCTACCAAGGCATACGGGAATACTGCTGAATCTCGCATTTCCATTTACATTACCCATTGACATTAGGATGCTAGGACGTATAGTCATCACATTGACACATGTTGTGTCAGTCGTGCGCGGCGTTCCGCGCAGTCTCTAGAGAGGACTTTACTTTGCAACGTAGCGAAACAATCGGAGAGTTGGCGAAGGCATTGGCGGCGGCGAACGGCCACATCAAGAACCCCAACTTGGACGCGGTCAACCCGCACTTCAAGTCGCGGTACGCCAGCCTGGGTGCGATCATTAACGCGGTACGCGCACCGCTTGCAGCGCACGGTATCAGCGCAGTTCAAACTGTCAGCAATGACGGCGGTTCGGTTGGCGTGACCACCACCCTGCTGCACTCAAGCGGGGAATGGATGGCTGAAACGATTTGGTCTGCACTTCCTGACCGTGCAACGGTGCAGCAGTTGGGGTCAAGCATCACCTACCTGCGCCGTTACTCGCTTGCAGCCATTACTGGCATTGTCGGCGAGGAGGACGATGACGGCAACGCCGGCAGCAGCGGCGACCGCAACGACCGCCCTGAGCCTCGTAAGACGTTCAAGCCAACGGAAGCCAAGGGTGCGCCTGTCGTTGCGCCGAAGGCATCTGCGCCCCCTGCAAAGGCAGCACCTGCGAAGGCAGAGCCTGTCAAGGACAGGATTGTCAGCGACGCGTACCCCGAAGAGTACGCCGGGGTGTTCAAGATCCTTCGCGTGGTTGCGCGTCCGGGCAAGCCGTACGCCATCCAGGCTGAAGGAGAGCATGGCGTCGCGTGGATTGCGACCGGCGTAGAGGACTACGCTAAATTGCTAAGTGACACTATTGGCAACTCCATCACACTTGACGTTGAGCGCATCGGTGACACCTTGCAGGTGATGCGCTGCCTCGGCAACGTGAAGGCTGTGAAAGAGGAGATTTTCTGATGTCGCTTTACGCAATCACATCCGAAATGCAAGGTATTTTAGACGCAGTTCTTGACGGCGGCATTGATTCAGTTGAAGCGCAAAGTGCGTTAAACGAATACCTAGCCGACCTTGACACTGCTTTGGAAAGCAAGGCTGAACGGTATGCCGGATTTATCACAGAACTAAGTATGCGAGCGGAGTCGCGAAGCAAGGAGGCTACGCGTATCCGTGCGCTCGCAGCGGCTGACGATGCGCTGGCTACACGCCTTAAGGAAGGCTTGAAGGCGGCAATGCAAACCACTGGCAAACTCAAGATTGACACGCCGCGTTTCAAATTAAGTGTCGCCGGCGTGGGAGGCAAGCAATCGCTTGAGGTAGACGATCCGTCTGCACTTGACCCGATCTTCGTACGAATTGTCCGTGAGCCTGACAAGGATGCCATCCGTTCCGCACTTGACAGCGGCATTGAAATTGCGGGTTGCCGTCTGCTTCCACGCGGAACGAGTTTGCGAATCCGCTAGACTAAATCCGTCCGATCCTCTCCCCCTGCGTCGTAGCACCACACACTGCGGCGTAGGGGTTTTTTATTCCGTGCGCCTGTAGCCAAGTTTCCACAACAGGTGCGCGATATCGGTAGCCGTCTTAGCAACAGCGTCCTCGTCTAACTCAGGACGCACGGCGTGTAATGCTTCGTGAATGACGGTGTCCAACCTGTCCTTCTCGCACGGCCATGTTGCAATGCGGATGATGCGACCGCGCACAACACCTGGGTCAACCATGTCGCCGTAGTCGCGCATGTTGTGAACGAACCGCAGCGTCCAGTACTTGCCACCAAGTCGTACA